ATTAGCAATAATTAATTGCGCTTCTTCTGGTAGATCATCAAAGTTATCATACAGTACTTTGCACTCATCCAATGTTACTTGTATATCCTTATCAAACAACTCATTAACACGTTCTTCTGATACTGGTGTGCCAACAGGCTTACCATACTCTTCATCCCACTCATTGATAAGGTGGCCTATACCTGTCGTAGGTAAATTTAAATGATCGAGGTACACGGAATAAACACATCCCTCATCTCTTTTGAGTTCTTCTCTAAGTTGTTCTATGTTCATTGACTTCCTACTGTTGCTCTAGTTACGGGGTTTGGCACTAATATTGGATTGACACCACCCGTAGATCCTACATTAGCGGGTGGTTTTATATCTGGTACGTTTATGCCTTTAATATTTGTTATAGCTCTATCTCTTACTTGTTTTGCTTCTGGAGACATTTTAAAAGGTCCCTCAGATTTTACTGGCACAACTGCTGATGCAGGAGTCACACCCATCTGACCAAGTACTTGTTGTGCAGACGTTTGCATAAATTGTAAAGCTTGTCCAAAAGCATCGCCACCCGGCTCACGACTTGCTAGTAAAACTTTCATTACCTCTGGTCTTCTTAATGCTCTAGACATTACCATGTAAAATGCAGCAGCGGGAATAGTTGCTAGTGGTGCAGTCAACATTCCATAGAAACCTAAACCAAGAGCGATTGTTGGTGCAGCAAGTCCACCTTTACCAGCTAATGATGCATTGGAAACTGCAACCATGTTATCGGCTAACTTAAACAAATCGTCTGATTGTTGTTTACCAAACATAGTCTCAATTGTTTCTCGTCCGTAACCACTAAGTGTGCTTTGTAAATTTGATCCGAGTCTACCAGAAACAAAAGCTTCTCTAAATGCGGGTGATTCAACATCACCTAACGACTTAAGTATTCTTGTCATTGCAGCATCTTGAACTGCGCCAACTGTGTCTGGAGAAAAACCACCAAGTTCTCTTACAGTTCTATCTCCTATTTTCAAACTTCCATTTTGAAAAGCTTTGATTCTGTTTGCGTTGCCTCTTGTAAACAAATAACTTACCATGCCCTCAGCATCGTTGTTAGCAAGAGATTGTATAAACTTGTTACCATCAAAAGCTTTTAAATTTTCAAGTTCAGAATTTCTAAATTTAATAACGTTAGCTAACGTTGCATCTGGAAACTGATCCAATACACGTTTATCAAACTGTGCGCCAGTTTGTTTTAATAATGTGGACAACTTATCTATTTGTTTAAGTTCATCCGCACCAAACAACACATTCTTTGTAGTGCCTAACTTATCTATCTTATTTGCTAATTTGATTCCATCTATCTGTTCAACACCATTACGTATTGAAAAGTTACTTGGATCATTAAGTTCTCTTTTAAACCATTCTTTAGCAAATTGTTGCCTAGTAATGTCTGCGGTAGTTGCACCTATTTTTCTACCTTCACGTATTTTCGTTAACTCATCTTTCTTTTCATTTATTCTTCTTCTAAAAACATTTTTAGTCCTACCTTCGGTCATACCTCTTAAATATGTTTCTGCTTCATCTATGGAAGTAAATAATCTATTACCAGGACCTACTAAAGAAATTTTTCTAAGAGTGCGATCTCCTAACTCTAATCCTTCAATACCCGCACTACCTCTAATTATTTTAAGTAATCTTCTAAGACGTTGCGGTTCATTTGGTTTAACTAAATCGTCAAGATATTTTGATGGGTCAAACTTCAATGTGCCTCTTTTAGATTCTGAATAAATTTTTTCTGCTGTTACATCATCAAATCTTTTCATACCATTAGCATAATATTGTCTTGATCTTTGTAAATTATTTAATCCAGTCTGTAATGTTTGAAGTAATGCAGTTGTTGGCTCACCAGTAAACTGCATGCCAGATTGACCTAACAATGATTCTAAAGATTGTTGATCTGCCCTTGTTAAACCACGACCAGATATGTCTCTGAATTGTCTTAAAATTAATTCTAAATTCATTTCTGCTTGATCAAAAGAAGCATTAAAAGAATTTTTTAGTGCTTGTAAATTTCCATTTGCAGTTGTTACTTTAAAAGCATCATCGTACTGCATATCAATTAAAACACGTCTTAGAAACTGTGCTTTTTCTGGTGTAAGATATGTATATTGAACAGCCTCCTCAGCAGATATTTGTCTGCCAAATCTTTGTTGTGATCTTCTCATAGTTTGCTGAATAGCAGCATTTATCTCTCTTAATATGGGAGCATCACCAGGAAAACTTCCAGTCTTTGCAGCATCATCTAATGCTTGTTTAATTGGAGCTACTGGAATAATTTCGTTGTTTTTGCCTAAAGACTTAGTAGCTGCACTAAATAGAGAATCTGATTGTTCGTCAAAAATAGCTTTTGATGTAAGCAGTCTTTTAACTAAATCACCACTTAATCTTTCTCCATCTTTTAATGGTCTTATTATGGCATCAATATCATTCTTTATTTGAACATCAAGTGTTTTCTCAGCACTTTTAACTTGATCATCTAATGTTGAGTATATCTGACCAATGTCACCCTTGAGTTGTTTTTCTAGATTAGTTAAAGCTTCTTGACTAGTGCCCCTTAAACCTTGTAGATCTTTCATAATTATCTTAAGATTCTCTGTTGCAGCTTTTTCGTTTGGAAATATACCCTCATAAATAGCTTGTAATCTATTTAAAACTGGTCTTAGTCCTGGTGCAGCACCTTCTATTGTTGGACGAAATCGTTTTTCTAATAATTCTTTAGCTGCCGCTCTGGATGCTTCTGCCTCTGCGCCAGCGGGACCTTTGATAAACCTACCAAATACACGAGATATTAAACGACCTACACCTTCACCAGTTACACCTAACACGCCTTCAAATGCAGCATCTCTCAATATATCAGATGGAGATTGTCTTTGATATCCTTGTGCAGTTTCATATGCCTCTTCTGCAACTTTGCTTAGTGCCATAGTACTACCAACCACAAGAGCAGCGGGTATAAATCCTGCTCCAGACATTGCAAGTCCTGCAACAAGACCAGTGCCTAAAGGCACACCTGCTTGACCAAGAAAGTCAGCAACATCCGAGGATGAAAACCCCTCTTCATCTATAGCTAAATCTTTACCTTCACCTAGTCCTAAAGCATCTCGTCCTTTTTGATTTATTATAAATCTACCACCAGGATCTTGTGTGTAAGAATCTGCACCTATTTTATCGTCAAGATACGCTTTCTTTTCAGCTTGTGTTTCTCTAGCATTTAATCCTGCTCTTAAACCAAAATCATCTACGCCCGTGTCATAATCTACACCAGGCAATTTAAGATCTTGAAATTCACCAGGCTTTGCAGGTTTCATGGTTCGAGGATCAAAACCCGCAAGCTTTAATTGTCTAGAATAATCTTGTATTTCTTCTCTAGATGCAGTTGCTAAATCAATACTCGGTTGAAGAGGTTGTTCTTCGAATAACTCTGGTCGTGCAGTTTGCATTTGTTCTATGACTGATTGAACTTCATCCGCTCCAAGTCCCTCAGTATCAATAGTCACACCGCTTGGTAATTCAATTAAAGCCATTTTAACCAACCAAAAGTTTATTTAGTTTATCTTTATCAAACTTACCACCTTGAAAAAATTCACTAAGTTTTATTGTCTTCTGTCCTTGTCCTTTAGCACTTGCTCTTGCACCAGGACCTGCAATACCTAAATTTGCTATCTCAGCAAATTGCACTGGTGTACCGCTTTGAAAAGTTTGTCCTTGTGTTGCTAACAAAATATTTTCTATTTGCGCTAAAGATTTTTGTTGTGTGTTTTGCATGGTTTTATGAACACCTTGCAATCTACTTAATAAAACATCATCATCTCTGAACACATAACCACCTAGTATACCACCACTACCCGTTGTAAATAAACCAACAATCTCTTGCGCTAATTGTCTATCAACGTTTGAGATATTCTTTGATCCTTCACCAAGTAAATCTTTAATTAACTGATTAGCAACTTTTCTCATGTCAGCGTTGTAACGCTCTAAACTTTCATACTCAGTGCCCATATCAATACCAACTGCATTAGCTGCCTTATTTACAACGTCTTGAGCAGCGGGTGCTAAACCAGTTACATTTCCATCAGCAACTTGAAATATTTGTCCTTGTATAAGTGTTTGTAAATTTCTTGATTTAGTAAAAGTATCTGTTGCGTCAGTAACTTGTTTACCTAAAGCAATAAAATCTTTGTTTGTTATTTTTTTATCTTTTGCATTTTTAGCAAGAGCTTTTTTAACTGCTGCGGCGTTATCCATTGCTGCTTTAGTTAATGTTTCAGTTGTAAGGCCCGCAGGTATACCATTTTTTCTAATAAATCCTTCAGATAAATCTACAACACTGCCCTTTTCATATTTTTTACCATCTACAGTCACGTCTTTATCTGCAATAAAATATTTTAATTTTCTATCTTTTGAACGTTCTTGTAAACCATATCTAAGTGAAGCAAGATCTACTTGTCTATTAAACTCGTCTTTTTTAGCTTTATCTTTAATAAACATATCTGCGCCCTTTTCCAAACCTTGTGCAATGTTTGTTATTGCATCTGGATCTTTACCCGCAGCTATGGAAAAGAATACTTTTGCTAATGCTACATTTTTATCCATACCCTCGTATTTAGGTGCATTTTGTTTAAATTCTGACATTAGTTGTTTTAATTCAGATTGTTGTTCTTCTTCACTACCAGTGGTTATTAACTTTTCTACTTGTTCTTTTGTTGATGGCTTTGGTTCAACAACATCATCTTTTTTATCTTTAGTAGTCGTGGTGGTTGTTTTTTCATCTGGCTTAATTATTTTTTTGTCTGCATCAGATGTTGGTTTTGGAATAGGTGATCCAAACTCTGCTTGTAGTCTACCAGGCGATAAACCTCTTTTAGTCACATCTCCTGGTGTTAATTCACCTGCAATACCTAATTCTTCTTCAGCAACTGATGGATCTGTAGGAAGTCTAGGTTCTATTTCATATTTACCAGTCTTTTCATTATATCTTACTAATTGTCCATCTTTAGCTAACTCTTGTACTTTCTTATCTTGATCTCTTCTCATAGCAAAATTCAAGGCATCTGCATCCGTAACGTCTATTGCTCCGACTTGTGTTGGTGTTAACTCACCTGCTATACCCAACTCCTCTTCAGCAACACTAGGTTCGCCAGTAGGAATAGTGGGTTTTATTTTTTGTGCTTGCATTGCTTTTTGTAGACCAGGGTCAACAGTTGTTGGCACTTGCTTGAATCCAAACATACTCATTGCATCCGCAGATGGTCTCGTCATTCCGATTCTACCACTTAACGTACTAGCATCTGGTTTACTAGTAAATCCACTACCTAAACCACCACCAATTGTACCTAATGCAGTAGTACCAACATCTCTAGCACCACTTAAAACAGTTTCACCAAAACCTAATATTTTACCTATACCACTATCTCTTCCGACAAAATCAGCACCTAAGTTAATTGGTAAATTTTTTCTACCCGCTAAAGTAGCACCTCTTTGTGCAAGAAAAGTTTGTTCAAGCGGACTAAGTGAACCTATGCCTTGATTATAAGCTTTTAAAGCAAGTTTTTGAACGTCACTCATGTTTGTTCCACTAAAAACCATCGCAGGATTTGTTTTCATTGATGGACTACCACCAGTCTGAAAACTAGCTACACCACCCATAGCATTTAGTTTATTACGGGCATTGCGGTTGAACATTTTACGATTCATTACACTCATTTAAACAAGCCACCTAATAGACTACCGAGGCCACCGCCTCCACCACCGAAGGCTCCTGCAAGACTAGCAACACCACCTAGTAATCCACCAATTTGTGATATTCTACTTGGATCGGGAGTCGTGGTTGCAGTTAATGTTGATTGTGTTGATGGGACACCTCTAAAAATATCTGACATAAATGACAATCTTTGATAAGGCTCAAACTGTTGTTGTAAAGATGTGTTTCTTAGGGCATCTAGTTCTCTTTGTTGTTGTCCTTGTTCTATTCCACCTAATTGTGATAATAAATTAACATCTCTTAATTGTGCTGCTTGTTGTGCTTCACCTAAACCAGCAGTTGCAATACCTGCTTTTGTAAATAATTCAGATGCCTTTTGTGCTCTATCCTGTGCGGACTCAAAAGCTTGCGCACGGAGACCAGCAGATTGTCTTGCAAAAGTATCAGATAAGTTTCTTTGTAATTCTTGTTCTGCAATAGCTTGTCTTGAACCACCAAATGCTCCACTTTTGATTGCTCCGCTACCTATTCTTTGTCTTTCGATATCTCCTTGTCTTTGAATATCTTTCAAGTTTTGATCTATAACTTGATCTACAAAAGGATTCATAAATTGATCACTCGCACCAGGCATAAGTGCACCAATACCCATACCGACTGCATCTGCACCACTTTGTAATAGATTTTGAAAACTACCGATGCCTGCTGCACCACGTTGAATAGCTGCCATTTGTAATGGTGTTAAACCTGTTACTTGAATATCTGGAAAATCAACGGGTTGTGTTGCAACTGTTCGTGTATCAGCTAATAAATCGTCAATAAATTTTTGTTGATTTTCTGGTAATATGGTTTTTTGTTCAACTGTTTGTACTGCCATTATGCCATTCCTTCAAACTTGTCCATTAGATCATACATTGTTGCTATGCCTTTGTCTATGTTTCCATTACCCGCACCTTTCACGGCCTTCTCTGTAAAAACAAATTCGTTATTAGATAATGCAGCACGTTGCACGGGTTTACCATCTTGATATATCATACCTGGTATACTGTCCGAGGTCCCAGTTCCAGGACCCTTTAATATACCACCAAACTCTGGAGATCCACCATCCATCAAAGCTCGGATGCCACCACTATTAGTTGGCGGATTCATTTTAGCCATTACTGCATCTTCAAGTTCTTCAATAGAACTGTAACCCATGCCAGTGTTTGGATCATTAAAATTTAATAAACTACTTATTCCAGTTTGCATCATGTTTTTACTTTAATAGTTCCATTATCATTAAACAAAGCACCCACTTCTAAATCAGTATCACTTGTAGGTAAATCCGTCAAAGTAATCTTAGTTCCTCTAAGTTCACCAGGGTTTTGTAGTTGTGTCACAAGCTGACTTAAACTTCTTACCATTTCATTAAAATATTGAACGTCATATTCATCTGGTGGTAAAGAAAAATTTGGTGGTACTAACTGCCTACTCATCTATCTCCATCCGCTCTTATGTCAACCCTTGGGGTACCAAATCTCCAATTTACGCCTTGTGTTGTGCTTTCTACTCTAAGGCCAAACGATCTTCCACGCAATCTTAAATGATTTAATTCTGTAGAAGAAGTTACAGTATTTGTAGATGTTTTAATGAATCCACCTGCGGGACTTCTTTGTGCTTTCAATGAAAATATTGCTTGTTTATTGTCATTACTAATACCAGTATCACTATTATCAAAACTTACATCTGGTATCATTCTTCTTAAAAATACAAATTGATCTCCGTCTTGAATGTCAATTGGACTTGATTCAATAAATGATGTAAATGCAGTGCCATCATTATCGTTACCTTTTTCATGGTTGTAAACAAGATTGGAATCAGTAGCCATTGGATATTGATAAACACCCCTATCTACCCATGATGTTCTTGCAAGATTACCTACATACCATATCTTTTGATCGTAGTTATACACAACATATCTATCATTTTCATCCGTGCCGCCATTGGCCCCAGAATTTGTTTCAGATGGATAAAACCAAAATACTTCACCAAAAGCTGAATTTATACCTGCATAAACTTTATCTGATTGTGTTTCGTTAAAATCTTGAAATACATGATCTCTAACTGAGCAAGGTATAACTTGAACACGACCATCATAAACATAAAATCTGTCATATCCCATCCAAAAAACACTATCTCCTACGGCTACTGCTGAATTAAATCCTCTGACAGTGATTGCACTTGCTAATTGATTTATACCAAAAGTAAATGGAGGCCCTATAAATTGCATACTATGTACAGATGAATCTGTTAAAACAATCATCTCTCGTCTAGTTTTTACGGCAGTAATAATTTCTGATCCAGAGCCAATTCTTAAATCACCAGCAGTATTTGTAGCAGTTGGTGTCCATAAAAACGGATTTTCTTGTGAACTAAAACGAACAAGCAATCTGTCTTGAACCGCTTCACCTATAGGATTTGCACCAAAACAAATTACATGACGATCTCTTTCAGATACAATGACTTTACGAGATTTTGTTGGTGCAGCATCGGATAATTCAATTAAATTTTTTGCTCTTGAACTAATTCCAAGAGTTTTATCCCAATAAAAAACAAAACCATCTCTTTGATTAAATATTAAATCTTCGCCAAAATTGTCTTGTGACCACAGACGCATAGTGCCACCACCAGCAGTTTCGCCAGAGGCAGAACCCCATCCATCTGCACCCCAAGTACCAGCACCCCACCCATCTCCAGGCACAACAGTATTTATTCCCACATTAATTTGATATTCAGCGTCTGCTGAACCTCCACTTGACAAGGCAGCAGAAGCATTAGAACTTAAAGTAATAACATAACTGTTTGCGTTAGTTATTGATGTTATAGAGAACTCATTATTTAATTGAGTGTTTAAAGACGAGTTACCTGTAGCCGCATTACTAAAAGTTACAAAATCTCCTGCTATAGCTCCATGAGAGGAATCATTTACAGTAACATTTGTACTATCAGTTGCAGATGTAAAAGTTATTGCCATGTTAAGAACCACCTACAGTAACAGTTGATTCATTGGTTATAGATACAGTCACATTACCTACTGCCGTGGTCATAGCTAAGTTAGCAGTGGTTGGTGGAATATCTATTGTAACTGTGCCTACTTGTCCAATTGCTATTGAAAGTTCGCCAGAGTCTGGATTTCTTGCTAAGACAGGAACATCTTGTGAGCCAAGAACAATAACAGTTCCTATTTGACCAGTCCCTGCACTTCCAGATACAACAGATGTAACTGCTAAACCACCTAAATCAAAGACAGTTACACCATTTACTACTTTACGTCTAAGTGGTGTGATGTCATTATAACCTTGTGATTCTTCAATATAAAACTTTATTTCTGTCCCAATGCCTAAATAACTATTACCTTGAAGGTTTGCCCAAGCATGAAGTGATCTTGAAGAACCTAAAAAAGTAACAGATGAATATTTTTCCCAACCACCTAGTTTTTCTGGGTATCCAAAACGAAAACGAACAAGATCACAATCATTCCAACCTCCTTTGTTTGAATAAGAAGTTGTTTCTTTATTTATGCCAGGTCTGAATTTTAAAGACGTTATGGGCATTTTTATCCCTTATCTGGAAAATCATATATAGGTGCATTTCCAGTAGGTTTGCCATTACTGTCTACTGGTACATCAAACAATTTAATAAAATCAACTAACTTAGAACAAGCATTTATTTTATCTTCTATTGTTTTTGTTGCAGTTCTTACATCTGTTCTGTATTTAGATATGTCACTTGGTATTGCAGTATCTGTTTCAGACTTTCTTGTAACATACCAGTCACTAACAGTAAGTAAATTATTAGCAGTATATTTTGTTCTTTCTATCCATTGATATTTTAAACCTCTTTGAATCATTTGTTTACCAGTGATAGGGTCAATGACTGCCTTACCATCATCACCAACTACGTTTTCATCTTCTAATTTTTTCTCAATACCTTTTGCCCAGTAAAACCTTTTGTCAAAAACTTCAACTACTGGATCATCTTCCCAAACTAATCCAGCAGATTTTTTTTCTGCATCTGTAAGGTTATTCCATTGTCTTGGGTATTTAATATTATTGTCACTTACCCATGCTTTTCCTATTTGTATTGTTTTGCCATTATGTTTCCAAGCCATTATTTTCTCCTATCTTCCATTAGCGTACTTAAAAGGTGCTTCGGCAAAAGCCATGTATATGTATGTATGTGCAGTATTACTATTTGAACTAGTGCGAAACTTAAAACCATTACTTAAAATATCCATAACTCTAGCTGAGTCTTGTCCAGTATTATTTGGCTCTAGTTTTACCAAACTACCATCATTATTTGGATTTCTTACTGTGTCTACTAATTCCCAATCACCCGAAGAATCTGCATTTTTATATAAAATCCAAGCAGGTCTAAATCCAGTAAAGACAAACGTACCATCTGCATCACCATTACCTTCATAACTGCCAATTTTTGAATAGCCTTCTGTCTCTGCGAAACAATAAGCCAAACATTTTGTATTATTTGCCAATCCTAAAACACTTCCACCAACAGAAAATACTGTTGATGTAGGTGCTGTGTTTTGCCAAACAGAAGTTTGTGTTATTGCTTGTATACTGTCATCTAATTTTTGATATTTGTTTGCACCATTATTTTCATTATAAACATACCAAGAACCAGTATCATCTCTATCTTTTAACCAAAACATTTTTGGGGCAACACCTAATCCATGACCTACAGTATGGTCACCACCATTTGATGTATAAGTAACAATGCTAAACCCTGCTGTTGTGTTTGCTTGTACTGTACTTGTAATAGAACCATTTGAATCACTTGAGGTTGTGCCACCATTTGCTTTCCAGTTCCAAGCAACGTATGTGCCACCATTTGCGTTCATGTTTGCAGATGTCGCTGGTAAACGAAATCCATTAGAACTACTTAAAAATTCAAAAAATGATGCATAATCTGATTCATCATCAGTTTCATTCGATTGTAAAACTTTTTGTCCTCTATTTGTGTCAAATAATTGATGGTTATTTGCATTATTTCTTCTTTTAATCCAGACCCAATCTGGTGAGAAATCTATTTCGCCACCAATGGCATTGCCATTATTATCATTTCCTCCTGATACTATATTAACAGCATTTCCATCACTTGAATAAGTTAGAGTTCCAAAATGATCTACGGCTTGTGTCGATTGATTAGGACTTATGGTTGGTTCAGGTAGGTTAGAAGAACATAATGCTAGGTGTCCTGATGGTGGTGCATAATAGAAGTCACCTATACCATTTGCATCTGTGTTGCCTTGTGCAGTTGAATTACCTGCAAAAGAACTGTCTTGACCATAATTCCACATGCCACCATTTGTACGATAAAAAATAGTCATAAATCCTATATGTTCGTCATCAAAATGTGAACTTAGATTTGTTGTATTTACTAAAGTGTTGTTTTTATAAAATTTAACTGTTTTTGTACCACTATCTAAATCAAGAGCTACACCCACAATATCCCCTGAAGCATATGAATTATTTCCTGAAAAAGAAGTCCCAGCATTACCAGTTGAATCAACATGCCCTGCACCGTCAGCAACATAATTGACTTGACCGTCTTTTAGATAGGGGTCACCACTTGATTGGTCTTCAACATTAACAACACAAACACCAACCATATGATTATGAATTTGTATTGTTCCTTGAGGTCTCCACTCAGCATACCATTTACCAGTTTTTACTGCCATATTACTCATTGCAAAACTGTATGCACTTGATTCAGTTCCTCTTGAAATTAATAAATTTCCTTCCTCATAAGCTAATGGGTCATGTGGTTTTATCAAACTATTTAGTGTCGCAAAATTATTCTCAGGACTATCAGGCATATTTGAATCATGAGCATCTAAACCATTAGAAGTGTAATGATTTGTTTGTCCACTTGTATCTGCACCTATTGTTGATGATGATGCAGTTCCAGTTCCAGTTTGTTTAAATTCAAAATGAAAACCATGAGTTCCGTATGAACCACTATATTTTTTTGGTATGCAAATTCCATTTTTTATTTCAATAAATTCATTTAAAACACCACTAGTGTCACCAACAGCAGTTCCATCAAGTAAATATACATCTGATAGGTAACCATCTAAATCATTGTTACCTACTTGGTTTCTTCCAATTAAATGTTCAACACCAGTTTCATTTACACCACCATCAAAATCTTCTGGTAAGTTAGTATTATTTAAAATATTTGTATCATAATCTGTAACCTTGACACCATTGACGTAAATTTTTAACCTATCTCCTGCATCATCTTGTGTAGTGTCATGTACTACTGCTATATGATACCAAGCTGACCTATCTCTTAGTTGCATAGAGGTAACAAGTAATGTTGAATCGTGATAATAAAAAGTTAATTTTTGTGCAGAAGTCATTGTAAATTCAAAAAACTTATCACCACTACTATTAGCTGTTAAAAAATCAAATAAAGAAGTTCTTGAGCCATGCTTAAACCAAAAACTATATGTCCAAGTTTTCTGATTACCAGATGAGCCACTAAGTGTCTTGCTCAAATAACTATTTGAATCATCATCAAACCTTAATGACTGTGTGGCAACGCCATTGTAAAATCCAGTGTCTTGATCTCCTGCACCATTTGCTTTTACTAAGCTCATATTAAGTTCCTACGTTAGTGCTGCCGATGCTGATACCAGAATAGTGTCATTACCACTGGCTGCTGTTACATAATAAGCTAAATGATATGTACCACTTGTGGATAATGTAGTAAGCACATCTGCATTTATGGCTACAAGTGCATTTGCGGTAATCGTATGATTACTTGCATTTACAAATTTAATGTTGCCAGATTGTCCAGCAGCAGCATTACTAAATGTAATCTCTGTGTTACCACTAGTAGTGCAAGTAAAATCATTACCTACTGCTAAGTCAAAAGAGCCATCGTTTTCTGCCGTAACTGTAACTCCTACCGATCTACCAGTAACCTCAACATCATTACTAACTGTAACCTTGGTTGATGCAGTCAAGTCTATTGTTGGTGCAGTTATTTCTACTTCTGTATCTGCATCTACATCTAATTGTCCATCTGTGCTTGAACTTACAGACAAAGCACTATCTCTGAAGGTCAGCTTAATAGCGTCATTTAAAAGTAAGGCAGTATCTGCAACATGAGTTAGATTTACATCACTATCTGCACCAAAATTTAAAACTGCACTGTCAGATGCTAAACTTAAATCATCGCCAACTTGCAAATCACCAGATACATCAACTCTCGTACTGGCATTTAAATCAATTATTGCTTCACCATCTATTCTTAGTGTGCCATCACTTGATTGTTGCACAAAACTAGCAGCATCACCAAAAGTCAATTTGTTTGTGCTATTTAATGTGAGTCCAGTGCCATCTGTGTGTGTTAATGTAGTGTCTGCATCTGCACCAAACTTGACTACAGCACTATCACTAGATAATAATAAATCATCTGATACTGTAAGGTCATCTTGCACTTTTAGATCAATTACACTTAATGAATCTAAAACATCTGTAACTATAGCACCACTGCCACCACCATCTAATGAAACAATTTTAGTGTCTCCGTTTGGTATAGTGACGGCGGCTCCAGCACCAGATCCTTGTTTTATAAGAATATTATATGGGCCAGAACTACCACTATCTGTAGTTGCATTTTTTATTATATGAACTCGTTTCATGGTGTCTGGACCTATAGTAATGGTGCAATCAGAATCTAAAGCTCCAGTGTATGAGATATATATTGCTCTTCCTGCATCAGAAGTTGCATCTGCCACTGTCGTTGCATGAGTATTAGCGTTGGTGCTTATTGCTTCCGTGCCAAAACCTAATGCTTCACCTATAAGTTCTAAGTTTGTGTTAGTTTTAGTACCCCAAGTTCCTGACTGTTCGCCAGTATTCATTTCTTCGAGTCTTAAATTATTTACAAATGTACTTGCCATTATGCGACCTCTTGCCAGTTAGCTGTTTGATTTGGAACTATTAAACTATATACTAATTCCTCTCCAGTGCCACCAGTAGCACTTACTCCAGTTAAAGATACCACACATTGTGGCACTGTGACAACACTAGATTGTTGTGCTTGTGCAGCAGCTAGGGTGACACTAACGTCAACACTAGCCACAACAGACTCTGATCCTAATGCAGTTGTGCCAACATTTCCAGTAACAGATGCTCCAGTTGTTGTAGCAATATTAGGAATGCCAAGAGTATTTCCAATATAACCCATAAGAGCATGGTTGTAACATTGATAATGCAATGTAGGTGCTCCGTCTGGAACAGTTATTTCTACATATCTAGTTGTGCCTGCATTAAAAGTAGTGGTGTCAACGTAAGATGACTGAGAAACAGATGAACCATCTATATTATAACTTACACCACTAGTATATCTTGTATTTTTGTCTTTATCCTCATAAAGATTAATTGGATGACCATCATTACTACTGTCATCTTGATTAAATCTATAAGTATTACCCTCATATAAAGTTAAAGTAACATCAGCAGTAGCGGTCGATCCACCAATAGCATATTTATTGCTTGAGCCTTGATTGTAATATGGATGATTTAAAGGATTTCCACCAACTACAGTCACTGTAAAGGTTACTGTTCCTGCACCAGTTTGACTTATGGCAGTGGTTGCAGAAACGCCTGTAGCAGCAACATTTACGCCAGGTATACCATCTGGAGTTCCTAAAGCAGTTGTGCCAACAACGCCAGTAACAACAACGTCAATCTCTTCATTCCAAGGACCTTGACCCCATGTGCCTCTACCCCAACCTTGTAGGGAGGACATTTAGGCTATCCTTATAATCGCATTACTTGCGTCAGCAGTTGGAAACTGGATTGTAAAAGTGCCAGATGTTGAAGTTTTATTAGAAGTAAAATCTAATACACAAACTGCTTTATCACTATTAGTGTCATTATATATTAATGCACCCATAGCCGTAATTGTTGCAGTTGTAAAACTTAAATCAGCAAAATCTGTAAAAGCAGTTGTTCCAGAAGTAGTTGGTGCAACTTTAGTCAAAGTACCACCACCAGAAGTATAAGAACCACTATTTGCAATTTCACCAGTTGTTGTAAAAGCAGTTGTTGCTGCTCCTAATGTTGCAGTAGTTGAAGATTTACCTCCACCACCTTCTGCATATAACGCTAATTTAAAAGCGTTTCCGTTTGTCGCAAAATTGTGTGTACCTAGCAATAACTCTTGTTTAAATGCAGTACACATTGCTTGTGCTATAGCCATATTAAAGTCTCCTTATATATTCAGCGGTTTCTTTTTGACCGCTTGATCTTAGAACTTGAATTATACTAGCACGTTCCTCTCTTCTTGCCAATAATATATAATGATACAAAACTCCCTTAAGTTGCTCTTTAAAAAGTTTTGCTTGTTGCCTTACATGAGGAGGAGCTTGATCTGATATACCTGCTATCTTATCAACAGCTAAATCTGCTATCTGCTCATTTGTTAATCCACCCCCTTGTGATGTTTTAATATTAACACTTCCAACAGTCCCTGATCCTAAATCAAGCATTTTTTTTCTCCTCATAACTTATACCAGGTATATCAACTCTACCTATTAAATTAGGTTTTGAATCAAGTGGTTCTGGCGGTTCTAACTTAGATTTTTTTGTTATTAACATGCTACCTTGTGTAGTTGTAGAAACAAGTGGGTCATCAAGTCTATGATAACCATAAAGTTTTTCATCATCTGGAACATTCATGTCTAGTAACGATGAACTATTTGCAATATGAACTTTAATTTTTTTAGAGATAGCTATTGCTAACCAAAATTCACAACACGCTCTGCCTGCTTCTGCAAACGCAACATCTTTATGTGTAAAGTCAATTCCATACAAATGCATATCAGAAACCTCTTGTGAAATAGCATAACCTAAAGAGTATGACACTGTATTATTAAAATAAGCATAACCAGTCTTTTGTATTACTTCTTGTAAAGGAAACTCTACAACATCTGGACATCTTTTATCTAAACAACAAGAGTAAATAGGTATATCTCTCTTACTTAGAAGTCTTTCTGTCATTATATCTGTTTGTTTACCAGCATTAGGCGAATCTAAAAATCTTGAAGGTGGGTCCATCATAAAACATTTATCATGATAGATAACCCCAGACATTGAGTTTATTGTCCAAACTTCATCAAATTTTTCACTTCTTATTCTAGCTAATATATATTCTGAATAACTATTGCCGAGTGCAATAATCGCTATACTTTTGTTTTTTAATTTCATTAAGATCTTGGTTGTCTAACTAACCCATCTCTATAACTATCTGAGTAATTTCTACCCTCTGCATAATTTTTCAATCGTGCAAGACATTCTACATATCTAGATGTATAAAGTTGGATCAAGTCGTTTTCCCCTTTCATAAACGTATATGCCTCAACTAATGAAGCGTACAACAAAGCATCTGGTGCGTTTGTACTTATCCAAGTTGTGCCAGAATCATCAGTAGTCAATGATGCAGGCCTATAAAAATAATGTAATTCAACAGCAAAGCTACTATTTGGTGTCGGAGCTACAATAAAAGTATCAACATCAAATTGAGCATAATATATAGGTATACCAGTTGTTGAAGGATTTGGTGAGTATTCTTGAATAAAATTAACATCTTTTTGTAATAAAAAAACATTCTCACTGCTTGAATTTACAAAAGATAAAGAATGAGTTGCTAAATAATCAGATGGTTTTTCTAAAAACTTATTACCGCTTGTCATCGTTCCAGTAACATTTTTTCTAAAGTAATCTAAGTCTACAGATTTAAATATTCTTTCTTCTGCATTTTTTATGAAAAAAGGTATCTCAGCTACAAATGTAGACTCATCATTCTCTGTCCATTCTTTTATAGAATCTGTTAATGTTGTTAATGTAAAACTCATGATACACTCACAGTTACTGTTCCAACTTCACCAACAGCCTTTGGTGTAGCATTAAACACTAAAGTATTTAAATCAAAAATTGGTATCTCTATTTTTTCATTAATAAATTCTACTCTAGGTTTAGGATTTCTTAAAGCTTGTGGATCGGGACCTACACGAATGGGATCTAGTTGTGGATGTTTAGGTTCATACTCATCGTATCCAACAGTCAAACCATTCCATTCTTTTCTCATATCTTTTAATTTATAACGAAAACCAGAACGTTCTGAATATCCAAATGCTCTTTTATTACTAGCAAATCTAGCCATTAGACCCTCAAGTATTTAATATCTGGTGTAAGTTTAAGTGGTACTCTATCTTCATCCTCGTCACTTGCCCTTTGGAATTCCTCTTCATAAACACTTTTTAGAATTTGTATTCTATCTGGTGCTTTTTTCATTGATATATAATAGGCAAGTCCTGCAACTAAACAAGGTAAAAAACGAAAAGGAATATCGTTTGTGTTTTGTAAAGTATCTGCGTCTTGAATTCTACGAACATAGTAATAAATTAAACTATCAGAACTAGAATCTGGAGTAGGCCACAAAATTACTGAGGGTGTTATTTTTCTGTCAAAATAATATTGACTAGGTCTACCACTTTGATCTTTGTTAGGTAAGTTTAAATAATCTCCTCTAGACATTCTTGATAAACTAAAATCAGTGCCACTTCTTCTTATAACAACTTCCAATAAGTCTGTGTGATCTGCATCAAATGTGTAAGACGCAGTGCTAGAGGTCAAAGCTTGAGTCTTCTGTTCAACAGTCCAAAGATTTAATCCTCTGTTTGCCCATTCAGAAAACATAATATTTAAAGATCTTCGTGCAGTTTTTGCATCATATCCAGTTCTCATCTCTAAACCACAACGTTCATAAGCCTCTTCTATAGCTTCTGCTACATCTAAATTAAAATCTCTTGAACTGGATGTTGTCATATTTTAAGCCATTTTCTTTTTATTTTTAGCCATTTTCTTTTTCTTATTTAAAAAAGCTTGAAGACCAAGGTTAAGTTTACCCTTTGTTTTAGTTTTAGATTTAGTGTTAGTTTTATTTTTTACATTTTGTATGGCTTTATTTAGTGCGCTTTTTTTGTTCATTTCTTTTTCCTTTTCAATGCTTTAACTCTTCTAGGCTTGCCCGCTGGTTGTCCTAATCTCTTCTTCTGTGCTATCCTACTACGTTTTTCAGCCGCTGTCATCTCTGATGCTGTTTTAGGTGTTTTCTTAGAAATACGTTTAGTTGGTCTACAATAAGGTGTACCTCTTTTCTCACCCTTTTGTCTTCCACACTTCTTACCAGTTCTTTGATCTTTCCAATCTTCTTTGAACCATCTCTTAAGTGCTAAACCAGCTTTTGTTTTTCTAACTGCCATTATGCG